AACCAAAGATCCACCTGAAAAAATAGTAGAGCCTCCCACTGAGCCGCTAATCCCAGGATTACCGGCGGTGCCGCCAGCCCCGCCAGACGTTGTGGCAGATTGAACCGTTACCGCGTATGTTTGACCAGGAGTAAGAGGAATATAAATTAAACCACCAACACCGGCACCGCCGCCGCCTCCGGCACCACCGTTACCGCCTCCGGCGCCGCCGCCACCGCCTCCAGCGCCTTGGCCAAATAAATACCCAACCTCAAAAACATCTGTCGGCGCTGCAAATGTTCCGTTAGATCCGTAATCTTTTACTTTCCAACCCAAACCCAGAAGGTAATTAATTCCTCCTGCGATTGCTTGAATGGTTGATTCACTTACTGGTCTATTTGTAACGATAGGTTCTATTTGTATCGGTCTGGTGTTGTATGGAGCATCTGCCATTCTATTCTCTCCTAGCTGTATCTATAAGGTTGTCCACCATCGAGGAAACCAATTGCTTCTAAGTTGTAGTTTGAGTCTGGCGTAAAACCAAACGTAGGGTCAACAGTTACGATAAATGTTCCAGTGTCCACACCTGAAATTGTAACCTCGGGAGAGATCACGTTATAGTCCTGATTTCTAGCAAACACTGGGTTTCCAACTTTAAATTTAGTAATATCACTTGCCGCCACTTGAACTTCAGTTGAAGAAACTCCCGATACAACAGCAACAGATGGATCAAAGTGAGTGTAATAAAGTTTATATAGTCTTTGCTCTGTCTGAGAATCTGTATTTGGGTAAGGTGGAATGTCTACTGTCCAATCATCTGAAGGCGCTACAGGTAGTGGTGGGTTAACATTCATTATGTATCCATCAAGAGGATCAAAGCTAGTTAGAGTTGTTTCATACTCTTGAGAATAATCGTAATTATGAACCACGATTGGTTGACCTATAGTTCTGGTCCATTTCATTTTCTCATTACCTGGAAACTCAGATCCATACGAATCCATAATTCTAATTTGATTTACAGTAGATCCACTACCAACAACAGCAGAAGAAGGAGAGATGCCTCCATAACGATAACCAAAATAAAACCCAGTTCCGGATAACAAACCAAGTTTAACTGTTCCATTTTTAGGGTCCTTGTTGCAAAGAATGACTTCCCAAATTTGCTCACCAATATTTAATTCACCTGTTGCATAGTTCGCTATTTTAAGTTGTCCATTATCTCTAAGAACAACTGCGTTGCCAGTTTCTATGATCGATCCTGTTTTCCAGTTAACAGTAAGCTCAACGTACAAAGCTATATTGGAATATCTTTGAATTAAATAATTTCCACGTGATGTAATTACCGCTTCAGAGTCAAGGTCCGTTCTAAATCCAGAGGAGTTAATAGGAAGAACGGATGAGATGTTTATATTCGCAAGGCTAGTTGCATCTATAATAATCTTTGTAGAAGCAAATGAACCGTCAGGATATTTGTCATAGCGATATTGTACTTCGTTAAAATATCTTCTGTTATTCGTAGATCTCTCAACATACATTTGCTCTGGATTAACGATGTTGTCTCTATCAACTATTGAAACATCAGAATCAACAATTGGTTGTTGAGTAATGTTCATTGATAAAGTGCCAAGTCTGGTTATGGAATAACAACCAAGGGGAAGCATGATTTCTTTTTCAATAAACTCTTTTCCTGACTGTGGTTCAGGATTATAAAAACGCATTGTATTAGATTCGTCTTGAAAATAAGATCCTCTGATTTGTTCAAATGTAGACACGTCCACTTCTGGAGGAGTTAACTTGCTTCCAAATGTTGTAGGGTAAACATCATACTTTGATCTAATCGAAGCAACTAATAATGGATTGTTAGCCTCTGGAGCGACGAAGTCAGTTGTGAATTTAATTACGTTATTAAGTCTACTATTAACTGAGTCAATGGTTTGAACAATATATGTTCCATCGTTTCCAGAAACAGAACCCGTGATATAAAAATAATCTCCGTTTGTTACTCCAAGATCATTTATAGCATCTACGCCAAGAGGAAGCTCTAAAGCATTTGTAACTGTTGCACCGTTTGAAAGAGCCTCGATAGATTGTATTTCTTGACCGACTTTCCATGGCCCATCATGTCCTGAGAGCATAATTTTAAGAGCAATATCAATCGCATTATCTTCTATAACAAACACTGTAGATATTTGCGAGTCTACGTCGTGAGCTACAGGTGTAGTTCCTAGAGCCCCTCTCGTTACTGTAAATGCCAGAGGCGCGACATCCGTAGGCCCGTAACTCATTATCTCATCATCTATTTGAATGTAAGTAGATATTGCTGGATCATAAAGACCATCAGGCCCCATTATCTGAAGAGGAAAATCTGTTGTAGAGGCCGCCGGTATTGTTGTCGTTGTGTCGTCAATGGCAGACGTTAAAGTTGTAGTAGGGTTAAAAAATACCTGACTTCTTCTTTTTATATTTGAGTCAGTTAATTGAACGATAGTTTTAGTGGCCATTGATTTTAAAGACGAAACATATCCTCTAAATACAGTGAAATAATCTTCCGGGTAATTTGTATTGGCATAACCCATCCAGATTTTTACAAGCTTATTTCCTACTGGCTCATCTACAACTTGTCCTGGAGTGAAGAAATTTGTCACATCTCCATTCTTATCAAGCAACGTAAAGCTCATTGTAGATGCAGACCCACGACCTTGCTCAGGTTCAACAGTTTGAGAGATACTAAGATTACTCTCGGTCATTATATATTTTAAACCGTTTGTATTGAGAGCTGACCCTCCCCATAATAATCCTGGCAATCCGTAATAAAGCTCAGGGTCGCCATAAAGAGCAACTTTTAATGTATCTTGAATTGAGAAGAATGTATCTGTGTCTTCCATTTGAAACACGATGTTTAATTTATGAGAGCTTGACTCATTATTGTCTAAATATTTTTGAGGATAAACTGTAAAAAAACTCATTTTATATCCAAGGCAGTAGCCATCCTTGAGGTTTAAACTTTGATGATCCTTGTCTGGTTCTTATTTTAATATTCACACCATCAAATTTAGATCCGTCTGTGGACGTGTTACCTTCTATGACGTCAAAAATATCAGGGTCTTTATAATAAGATGGAATAACAATTCCAGCGTGACCCGCATTTGGATTTATGTCACTCGTAACCTTCCAAATCATTATGCTTCCTGGCACTGGGTCTTTAATTCTAATCATCTGAGGAGATTTTTCCCATACTTGCATACAGCTTTCTGATTTATAAACAGGCGACTCGAATGAGGTTTCTTTCTCTACTTGTTTAATACAATATTGAACAAAAGCCATGCACCAGGCTTCACGGTTGTATTTACCATCAACTGATTTTTGAAACTCCTCAATCATAGCGCCTTCATTTGGACTCGTTTCTTTTATCCCAATAAATGTGAGTGCTACTTGAATTAGTCTCTCTAATCTTTCATTCATCTCTTAGGTCCAGTGCAGTAGGCAATAAAGTCCTCATTTGATATACATACAAAATTCTCAATCTTTTTATCAGAGCATTTAATTGCATCTGCTTCATAGTGACTAAAGATAGACTGTGTCTTACTATCGGGAAGCCATATTTCTGAAATCGGTTCTTTTAAAGGGGAAACACAACTACTAAGAACCAGACCGAAAAGAATCAGCGAGGCGCTCAAGGTCACTAGTATCACCAAGAGTTCTCGCTCGTTTGAGAGCCTCTTTGAATTGCTTAAGTTTTTCACGACGTTGATCCTCCTCGACCCTTGAGTCCCAAAACTTTTTAAGTTCCAACATAAACTGTATAATTACAGGTATGGACTTCCAAAATGTTGGGTTAAACAGTACTGACACTTTTTGTATCCTCAGCCTTAGCAGTCTCTTGTTTGTTTGGTTTGTAAGCGGATGCAAGTTCTAAGATCTTTTGCAAAATAGTTATGATCGGAGTTAGTACTGCGTAAAGCTTGTTATCAAGATCTGATGAAGTCTTATCTTTAATAACTTCAAGAGCTTTGTGAAGCCCAAGAACTAGAGCATTAAAAGCTACGATAATAATAATAACTGTTGCAATGATTCCACCGTTAGCATCAATAAATTCTTTCATTCTTCTTTCTCCTTTTTGTCTTCAATATTTTTAAGTCTAAAATAATAATTATTTAAATCTGTCTTCATCTTCTCGAGTGGTGCTACGTCCTTTTCTATCTCTCCAAGACGATGTTCAATGTTTAACAATGTCTTGCTGTGATCTAATAAAGTAGTGATTAATTTTTGCAGGCCCCATACAAGAATAGATAAGATTGCTCCTAGTATTGAGAGTGCAATTTTAATTAAGACCGAATCTTCCATTACCATAACCTTTCTGCTGTTATGTACGTCCATACTGCCGCCGATCCAGCAGGGTTAAATATTCTTGGAACCAGATAGGCAGATGTTGTGGTAGAAACTTGAACTATAATTTCGTTTCTAGCGGTAGGAAATCGCGTATTGTTTCCTGTGTTGCCTGGAAATATCGCAAACGCACTCTCAAGAGTTGTCCAGTTTACCGATCCAGAAATTACACCACCAAGAGCCGTAGGAACCGAGGAAGAATTTGCACCGTCTGCTCCGTAAAATCCAGACTCAGCAGCAATTGCAGGAGATGACGAAGCTCCGCTGCCTTGGTTTAAAGAAAACTGACCTGAAAGCTTCCACATCCCTTTTGTCAAAGAGACATTTGTAGCAAGAGTCCCATAGTTCGTGTCACCGATACTTGTAAGAGCAACAGCATTTCCGTTAGATAAAAATCCATACTGTTTTTTATCCATGATCAACCAATTTGATCCATCGGAAATAACCTCTAAATAATCATTAATTCTGGTTAAGGTAATATCACCAGAGGACCTATCTCCGATTGTCTGAGAGGATGTAGTGTTTATTGTAATTGCATTAGAGGTCGCGTCGGTTTTAATAATTTTTATTTGTTTTCCGCTATTACTCACAGCCGTAGGAAGTGTTGCGGTAAATCCTGCGCTTGAACCATCGCAAGGATAAAAATTAGAAATTGAAGCTGTAAAACCAGTTGTCTGCGAAGAGGCAACGGTATACCCACCACCGCCGCTTGCTGAAATAGAGACATTACTCACAGCCGTGATAAGACCTTTTGCGTTTACAGTTACTTGAGCGACGTTTGTAGAATCACCATATGTTCCAACATTTGAGTTCACGGTTGCAAGAGTTGTAGCGTTTGAATCTTGAGAGGCAGTGATATCACCCGTAAGCGCCGCGCGCGCAAGTAGTGGAGTGCCATCTACGTAAACTAAAGATGACCCAACCATAGCGCCCACAGCGTCTTGTGATGCTTCGGTAAAATCTGTGACTTGGGTTGATGGGATTGCAATTGATGTGTTTGAAGCGGCCGTAACCAAGCCCTTAGCGTTTACAGTAACAGATCCAACTTGTGTAGCAGTTCCAAAACTACCGACGTTTGAGTTTACTGTAGCCAAAGTTGACGCTACAGACCCAGGACCAGAGGCCGTGACATCGCCCGTAAGCGCTGTTATATAATTTCCGGTGGCTTGCTTACCATCAATCTGAGCTTGAATTGCAGACGTAACACCGCTTACATATCCAATTTCAGTTGAGGTAGTAGCAGACGCCGCAAAGTTTTTGCTGGCATCAGTTACAACAGCTCTATTAGCAGTTAAACTTGCAGCATCATCTACAGGGTATGAAATAACAATCCATCGCGACTGACCTGAATCGTATTTTAATAAAACGCTATAGTCTGTATAAACTAAAATGTCAGCTGCCGTAGGACTTAATATTCTATCTGAAGAAGTTGCAGATAAAGATTGATTAGCAAAAGTAACAAGCGCACTTGATTCATTGTAAACAATAACTTCTTTTCCATCCGTACCATCGGCCAAACCATTTACAGTTGTAGGCGTAGATCCTGTTAATCTTATAAACCCACTAGCAGTCGATAGGTTATTAATAGTAGCAGCGGTTGCAACATCTGTTTTTTGAGTTGAGTAATATTTAGCTGTGGTTATTGATCCTAAAATCGAGTTGTCGTTTTGTTTCGACATTACTTTAGAGTTTGTATAACTAGCATTTACCGGATTACCATCTACGATAGCCATTGCTGCTCCTTAATTCCCACTCGGTGTTAATCTCATCTTAATCATTCCAGTCTCATAAAGAAAAGGGAATGATGGAAGTTGTTCCTTCATTGTAAACGCCATTCCTTTAGAATCTGCAGAAGTGCTTTCAAGTGTCACAGAATAAACACTGCTCGGAGAAGTATATTCTGGTGTGAAATCATAAGGTTTTTGCTCAGTAGACCAATCAAAAAACGGCATCCAATCTACAATGACATCAGCTTGTGGGTTATATTTAAACTCGACTTGAATAAATTTATTAGTTGAAAATATAATCGCTTCCTTAAATCCACTTGCCGCAATACTCAAGGCTCCATCTTTCTTCTGCATAAAATCTGGACCTAAGTAATTGTATCCAGTCAGTGTAGGAATAAATGAAGTCCCAGTTGTGGTCGCCCCTGTGTAAGAAGTTGAACCGGTGTAATCAGAAGGATTAAATCCTAATAACTCAGAAGCACTTGTGAGAAGTCTTGAGCCTGTACCAAACAATAAACTTAAAAAAGAATCGTAAGTGGCAATTGTAATTCTATTTTGAGTGTTAGAAGAATATGATCTGTCAGCCGTTACGTTATAAGTGTGATCTGGGTCGGCTTCTTCTAAAGCTCTTTTTACTTCTGCAGTCAAAAGAGTTAGCGAATAAGGACCGTTATTAAGAACTGCTTGAAGCTCAGGTCCATCACTAGCACCTTTGAAATCAATAGCATTATTAGAAGTCGTTACTTCAAGTCCGTATAAAAATAATGATCTCTCTGTCAATGCCATTAACTTACTCCGATTTGCTGATACTTAAAGTCTGTGGCGTCTGTGGCTTCTCTGATTAATTGCACGAGTCTTTGTTTCGTATCATCTGTCTCATAAATGTTGCCCATCACTTGAAGAGTTACCGATTTCTTAGCAGCTTCTTTTTGTTCTGGCTTAGTTGAGTCCGAAGATCCTCCGCCGATATCTCCGCCTCCGCCACCGGAGTAACTACTACCGCCTCCGCCACCGCCGCCTCCACCACCAGCTTGAGATCTTAAATAACCAGACAAGGCTAAGAGAGCGGCACCACCTGCAGCGGACGCAGGATCGAGAGTTGCAATCCCTTTGATTAATAAAAATTCACCCTCTTGTTCGGCAATGTCTGCAAGAGCTCCAAACATGAAGCCCTTCATAGCCTCACCAGCAGTTTTAGAACCATCACCCATTGCTATAAATGCTTTTTTAGAATTCTTTCCTAAAGCATCAAACGATGCCTTTCCTAACATTCCAAAAGCGGTAATGTCTTTTGATGCGTCCTTAGCTGCTTTATTCCATCCGGCCGAAAATGTATTTTGTGTTCTAGCATTATCATCGATGATTCTTGAATTAGCTTGTTTGCGCCTATTCTCGGCTTCTAAATCGTATTGAAGCATCTTCTGTTGATGCGTCTGTTCCATTTGTGCTAGTAATTCATTTCTTTGATTAGTAGAGATAAGCCTATTCTCATCAAGCTCTTTTTGTTTTATCGCTCTCTCGTCTAGGTACTGTTGCTCCATTTGTTTTCTTTGATCTTTTTGAGCTTTATCCCATACATCCATATCCCTAGCAGACTGCATTTCGGCTTGATTAAATTCAGATTTTAATTTGTTTAGTTCAGAATAATAAGCTTTTTGCGCTGCTAATTTTTCTTTTGGATCTGCAGCTTTAGTATTAGCCTCAAGCTCTTGCTGCTTTCTCATTTCTTCGGTCATCTCTTTTTGAACTTCAACATGAGCCTTAACATGAGGAGTAAGATCAATAAATTTCTTTACAAATTTATTTATCCAGCCAGCGAATTCTCCCATTTTTTCAATTGCCCACTCAATAGCCGGACCAAACAATACGTTAAAGAATATCTTTGAAGACTCTCCAAGTTCACCAAATGAAGTTTTAGTTCTTGCAAGAGCATTGCCCATCTCTTGAGCGTTAACATCAATGCCTTTATATTTTTCTCTTGATTGCTCAAGAAAAGCATTCATGATTGCTGTTTGTTTTCCTTGTTCATTTAATTGGTCAGATGTAACGCCAAGAGTCCTTGCGTAATCTTTCATTGCTTGATCTGCATCAATATTGATACCGATCTGCTTAAGCATTCTAGTTTGCCCAGATTGTATTGCTTGATTTATCTGTTCAAATCTATCGGTGGCCGCGCCACCAAATGCTGTTGCTGCCTTGCGGGCCTGTTCAAATATTTCAGGCAAGTGCTCTGCACCCTTACCCATTGAGACAATCGCTTTATTGGCTATTTCTAAAAGCTGAGTTCCTTCAATCAATCCATCGGCTACTTTTTCAAGGCCTTCTTTTAATTCCTCTGGAACAATTCCGGCTTCTTCAGATAAGGTCTTAAAAGCATTGCTTATTGCATTTACGTGCTCGGCATCAAGGGCCGCTTCGATTCCAAATTCAACTAACTCTTTAACCAAGCCAATAGCTTTAAGAGCTAGAAATCCTTTTCCTAAGGTTTCAACCGATTCTACTAAATTAATTATTCCATTATGTTCGCCAATCTTTTGCATTAATTCGCCAGCTTCACTAATTCCTTTAGTGAATTTACTGGTATCTAAATCTAATTCAAAAACTGACTTCATTTAATGTAGCCCCATAAGTTGTTTCTTCTTGTTTAGAAGACCTGCCATAATCATTGCAGCGTGTGGATCAGACCCACTCATTGATTTAATATTTCTCTTAGGAACATGCTCTGATTGATTCTTATAGTGTTCTCTTAGATCTTTAGCGTATTTTTCTCCACCCAAAGAAACAAAGGCTATGTCCACAAGTTCTTTAAATGTGTACAGATCTCGCTCTCTACGAATCTTGCGAGATGATTTAAGGGCTGCGAAGAACGTCTTTGCAGGAAGACTTAAAACATAATTTATAGTCCATCCTTGGAATGACATGCATATCTCCGTTACTAGATCAATGGCAGAGAATTGATCTATCTCTATTTCGCCTAAGGACTTTTTTTTTCAATGTCTTTGTTTGTGTGAACCCTGCCTTGAGTAAAATCTAAACAAAGTTGTAACAAAGCTGCGATTTGAGAATGAGTCATCGTCTCAGCAATGTCTTCGTTGAAGTCATCACATAACGAATGAATGAGACCGACATAAGTTTTCAAGACTTCATCAGAAGTAACTTCTTGTTTCTTATAAAGATCCTGCACATGGCTTACTTCATTCGCAAAGTTCATAAATGTTTTTACATCTAGATTTCTAAGCAAATAGTCTTTGCCGTGTAACTTAAATCTAATCTCATCATTAATTAATGTGTCTAAATCAACGAAGACTTGTTTCATTATGCTAAATCCTTATCTCCGTATCGGAAGAATCTTGCTGGCTCAGTTGATGTATCAGGCAAAATGTTCCACACGATCTTAGCTCTGGCTTGTTCTTCTGGTCCATAAGTGATCTCTGTCTCTTCTGCAGAGCAAGCTTTGTAGAAGTACCAATCAGTTGATTCGTCTGTTGGGTTAGCTGACAAAGGATGTAGTTTTAAAATACCAGCGTTAGTTAGATCAGCGTCACCAATTGCAGAAACCCACTCGATGTAATCTGTTGGAGAAGTTCCAACAAGTTGTGCTGAAGGGAATAAAACGCTCCAAAGAGTTTTGTTTTTAATCTCTGCAAACTCTGTTGTCACAGTCACTTCAATTCCACTAACTCTACGATCTAGAACTGTTGTTCCTAATTGATCAGCTTTAATTTCTGCTTTCATGTACTTAGGCGATACAACTACGTTTCCTAAAGTTCCACCAAGATCTACGAAGTCAGCATCCGATGGACCTTTAAACAACACCTGCATCGGTGTTAGTTCCATGTTTGCTGGTGTTATTGTTGCATAACTCACATTTGCCATTTTAAATCTCCTTTAATTCTGTTGATATTGTTCAACTTGTAATTCAAGCAACATCTCTTTTCTAAAAGATGTAAGGCTTGAGCTTTCATTTTTATAAGAATAATCACCGCTATATTCGACACGAGCGACTTTAATAATTGCTTTATACTTTGTAGAATCCTCAATGACGACCTGATCTAAAGTCTTAAACATGGCGTCCTGATATCTCCATGCTAATTTTTGAAGTCGCTCTAAATCACGCTCCTCAACCACTACATTGATAAAGTATTTCATCTGGGCGTTGATATGGTTTTGACCACGATCAAGCATCATATCGATTGAATCGCATATGATAAATAAAGCAGGAGCTCTGAATGTGTGCGCAGGAAAGAACATTAAATACTCATTAGGTGGAGTGATATTAACATCCGTGTTTCTATCACTCCTTACGTACGTAAGATTATTTGGTAGGTTCGCCACCAAGTAGTCTCTCATTAAGTATGTGATCTTTTCTGTTAAATTAACAGGTGTCGTGGAGGAGCCACTCATTTAATTTTCCCTCCACGCGCTACATAGCTTTCATACTCTGCTTGTAAATCACGAGAAAAAGAGCTCTTAAAAATTGTGAATGATCTAGCGTTGTCTGCCTGTTCTGCGTAGTCCACCGTTGTAAATATTTTCATTGATCGAGCGTCTATTATTCTTCTGTGATTTTTAGTTGAGTCACCAGTAACAGATGGCATGAGAGTATTTGTAGCAACCATCATCTTGCTACCTTTGCCTGGATATGTGGGCCACTTGCCAGCTGGTTGCCATGGGCGACCTTGTCCTTGACCGCCAATCCATGCGTACTTTGTCCCGCCACCGTATCTACGTAATTTATATTCTCGGTACATTTTGTTTAGTGGCTTCCACTTATTTCCTTGAGAAGCACCTTCGGTCATCCATCTTTCTCGCTGAGCATTTTGATAAGCCGGATAGGCAACACGAGTAAGAAACCCGCGCGGGTCGGAAGCAGCTTTAACCATTTGGGCTATTATTCCCTTTGGATCTTTAAAGCCGTTATACTTCTCTTTTAAACCATCCTTAGCCATACGCCTCTTTAAGTTTTAGGTTGTGGGTCTGTTGCGCCACCAATTATGTTGGCAAACAAAGGTTGAAGTGCTTGACCTTGCCTTGTGTAAAACTCATCTCGACGCTTAAGCGCTTGGTCATACGCGTGCTCAGCAGCCGTTCGATATGCTGATATTAATTCACGCACCGCTTCTTTAGGCATGTCTTCTAGTTTAAAGTTTTCAGATAATGTTCTGGATAGTCGTAAAGCTAAATGTGAGTAGGCATCACCTGCTGAATATTGAAGCACAGAGGGTCTAAGGCCTCCGATAACTTTAGTGTAAGAGTCTGTGTAGCCTAGCCAATTAGCGCCACTTTGAAGATAGGATTCAATTTCACTATCTGTAAACCACTGCATGTAATATGTAGATTCAATTTTACTTCCAGCAACGGGAGCGTCTGAGCATTCAAACTGTCCTACCTCTAAATAATCAGATACGACGTTAACTAAAACGTCATTTACGTAAACTCCAAGAGGAGCTACGGCCGTAGTGAAATCAGTTACTCGTCTAAATTCAAATGTTTTAAATGTTTTATTCGTACCATCGACTTGACCAAATACGGTCTTGCGCCAGGAGAGTTTATCCGTAGAATCATCTGCTAAAAGTTTTCTTAAATCAGATTGAGCGGTACTCCAGTCAGCCATTATTCTTCCTCGCCATCAAAATCAATTGGTTCAACACCACGATCTAAAGCAACGTAACGAATATTTTTCTTTTTAAAAAATTCATGTTTAATTTTAGCTTCTTGCATTTTGTGTGGGAGTGCTACGAGATCAACTAACAACTGCCCACCTTCAGCGTAAGGATAGCAACGATCTACGGTCCACATTTTCTGTTGACCTGGAAATGCTTCTCTCCCACCTGGGTAGTACCAGTTAACTTTACAGAACTCAGAGGTAGATAAATTAAGCGCTACTTTAAGAGCTTTAGTAAAGCTTGGCTGTTGCGCACGCTCTGCCATCTCTTTATAAGTAGTTGTTCCTGCTTCTTGTATTTTCATTTTCGCGCTCATGTAAAAATCCTTTTTAGGGTTTTAAGAGGCCCCTTAATTGAGGCCCCTTAATTTCTAGCTATTAATATTATGAAGTTACTGAACCACTGTTACCTTGCCAGAAGAAACGTGAGTCGATGAAATCGGCGTTTCCTCTCATGTCAGCACGGTAGCGGTAAACTTTCTTGTTGAAAGACTCTCCAGAGTTTGGAGCTTCTTGTTCAACTTGAACAGCTTGACGTAATTGAAGAACGAAGGCTGTCTTCGTGTCATCTGTTACGTACCAAGCAGTTGAATCACCATCCACTGTTCCTGTTTGTTTAAACATGAACGGAGTTTGTGTCATAGTGTACAAACCTTTAACTGGGTTCACAGCGTAGTTACCACCAACCACACCAGCGGCACTTGCACCAACTGGATAGAATTGAGAGTTTAATAATGTAGCAACGTCGAAAGAAATTTGTGGTCCGCACAAAATTCTGTTTCCACGAATGCCCATTTTTAAACCTTGCAAGTTCTTTTGGTTCATAAGGCCAACGCGTGCAGCATTAAATGTTGCAATCGAAGGCATACCAAAAGACACGGGCTTATTATATCCACCACCAACAAACGGAGCCGCTGATGTTGTATAAGGCCAGTTAGCTTCGTTAGATGGTTTAGTTTCTGATACTGGAATTTTATAATCAGCGTATTGCATGTTGCTTACTGATGCTAATTTTCCGTAACAAAGAACTTCTGTGAGGATTTTTAAGTAACCACCAAGTAGACTTGCTTGCTCTTGCACTTGTCCAGTTTGGTCGTCGTTTGCAAGTTCTTGAGAAACTACAAACATTGAACCGAACTTTAAGTTTTTAAGAGACAAGTTAAGAGCTGCTTGACCAACTTCTGGATAGAGTTCGTCTTGTCCAACTTGACGTGGGAAAGCTACACCATGCGAAGGAGCGTAGAGTTCTGTATCAAGTTTAGATGGGACAACTCTTACCCAGTCTTCAAATGTGGTTTCAGTCATTTGATAACCCTTAGAGGCGATCAACTGAACACCGGCACGTAAGAACTGAGTAAACCCTGTAGAGACATCGGCCTCACGGAATTTACCAGCTTGAATCTTAGACGATACGCTTTCACGTAAAGCTTTGAAGCTAAAGCCTGGTTCTGTTACTGGGAATTGTTTTTCATTCCACATGTCTAGACCATATTTGGATTTCATTTCTTGAGTGAATGACTCAAGCTCTGGACCCATCTTGGTCGCTTTTTCAATCATCTTTTGATTGCGTTCACGTAATGTACTCATTTTATTTCTCCTTAATTAGAATGATAGAACGTTTCCTGGGTATCTGTGGCCAAAGTAAACTTCGCCTTGATCTGAAGCAGCTGCAGTGATTGCTACACCTTGGTAGACACCGACTGCATATGATCCAGCTACTTGAACTGTTTGAGCGTTTGAATCAGAAGGCCCAGCGTATACTAGACATCCTGGAGTAAACGAATCACCAGCGAGTAAGCTCATAACTGCTACAACACCATAAAGAGGGCCGCCGATATCAACGATAGCTTGGGCTCCACTTGTAAGAGTTGTGTACGGTTGTGGTTCAACACCAGATACGATTGCTTGACGAGCAACACCTAAAAAGTATTGACCGTTAGCTTCTGAAGCAACTGGCTTAATTAAACCTGTGCCAGTATCGAAATAAAGCATATCGCCTTGATTCCAAGTACATGCAGAACTGATCACATTGATCGAACTCTCAAATACGCTGGCTGCGCTTACACTTCTTGTAATGTTATTTGCGTTTGTAGTTGCCATTTATATCTCCTTGTTATTTTACACATTCTGCAAATGAAATTTCTGTTACAACTTCTCCAGCCTTTTCAGGTGTACCCATAAAGAACGGCTCTACTTCCGTTTTTAATTTGTAGCCCTCTAAGAATAGATTTAGTTTTGCATCAAACTCTTTCTCATTTCTCAACTCTTTAACATCTCCGACTAACTTTCGGATTTGATCTGTTGTTGATCGTGATAGGCCTGATTCTTGAAGCTTCTTGTCAACATACTTTTCGATACGTACTTTCTTAAGCTCACTCTCAAGAAAAGCAATTCGTCCAGTAAGTTTAATTTCGCTTTCTTTATTTTCTTTTTTCTCTTCTGATTCTTTAGCCTCTTGACCTTTTGCATCTTGTGGTTCTGACACAACTGCATCGGCTTCAGCTTTTTCTTTCTTTTGTTTCATAGACTTCTCTACTTTCTGATGCATCTCTGCAGCTTTTGCGGCCTCTTCTTCTGAGTGGCCCATTTCTTTATAGGCTTCAGCAGTTTGTTTCATGCACTCTGTTTCTTCTGGTGTAGGTTCTTCTTTAGCGGCATCTGCAGCACCATCATGCTTTGTAATCATGTCAGCAATTAGAGCTGCATCTTTACCAGCATCAGAATGACCGGCGTCTGCCGTATCATTATCTTTTTTATCTTTAGCTGGAGCTTCTGGCATCTCTCCGGCTTCCTTGTGTTTAGACATTTGCTTTTCTCCTTCTAGCATTTTGTTAATCTTACCTCCGGCGCCGGCCTGTGTGACTAGGTCAACAGAAATAGCGTCGGAGAATTTGGTTGTATAACGAACTGTCTCAATTCCTTTATCTTTAGCTTCTTGTAATTTAATTTTAGCCTCATCAGGGACTTTAGAATCCTTGAGTAATTCATCTATGTTTTTCTCTACAGCATCACCGGAGGCGTTAATCGAGATGCCTATGAATTCTTGATCTGGATGTTTTGTTTTATAATCAATAGTTTCACGCATAAGAGTACGAGCCCAATCAAATGGCTCTCCCTCGTTAATAATGAAATCAGACTTAAGAACCGTTCTTCCTTCAATGACTTGAGGTCTAACGTTTTCGAAGTACCCAAGTATGTCTCTAACGTCTCGCTCGGGTCTGTTGTACTCATCTTGTGCCGAAGGGTGATTCGCATACATTTTCTTTCCTTCAAATACTTTGTAGCAATTAACTAAGGCTTCAGCCGGGTAGTAGAAGCAGTCACCGAAGTTGCCTAAGCCTTCTTCAATGATAGTTACTTCAAACTTACGGCCTGGTTTTTTAGATTCTTTTTTATATGAGGTAGTGGCGCCCATGACTTCATCGCCTGATTCTTTTTTGACATCGTCACGCACGAGTTGTGTAAAGCCAGTAGAAACGTCAGTCTCTAAACTTTTGCTCGACATGTTGTGTACCTTCTTTTGGTGTGAATACTACGTTGATTTCACAGTACCCAGCGCCTACAGGAATAACTTGAGGGCAAGGAACCATTTGTCTAAGATTGTAACCATGATCTTTTGCTACAGATTCAGCTCTCTCGATTGTCTTGCACTTAACTCCAAACACTTCATACGTTTGTTTTTGAAGTAAGTGTCTAAGTGATTTAGATGATTGATCGACAACTTC